ACAGCATTTCATCTGTCAGTTCCCAGTCATCTCACAGGCGCTTGAGTGGTGTCCTGAGGGCGACTGCGGATGCTCTCAACAATTAGATGAATGTAATTGTATTCAACCCGCTTTGAGGATCGACTAATGCCTACTTATCCAGTAAAAAATAAAGAGACGGGAGAGTCAAAAGAACTCTCTATGTCAATGACAGACTACGATCAATGGAGAAAAGATAATCCAGACTGGGATAAAGACTGGTCTGCTGGTATCGGTGGTCACATGTACGGTAAACCTAAACCTGATGACGGTTTTAAAGAAGTCATGTCTAAAGTTCAAAAAGCACACCCTCGCGCAAACCTGAGTCGGTTCACCTAAATTATGGCAAGAGCAAGAAAAAAAACTGGTAGTCCTCAAACGTATCCAAACGGTATGAGTGCAAAGCAGATGAAGAGGAAGAAACCTATTGATTCCTCATACATGGTTCCTATCAAACCTTTGACTGACAATCAAACTACTGCGTTTGAGAGTTATGAACTGGGTAAGAACTTGCTATTGCATGGAGCAGCAGGTACTGGTAAAACATTTATCACATTGTATCTCGCATTGACAGAGGTACTTGACGAAAACACACCTTATGATAAGATATACATTGTAAGGTCTCTGGTGCCTACTCGTGAGATTGGTTTCCTTCCTGGAGATCATGAAGATAAGTCTGCACTTTATCAGATTCCATACAAGAACATGGTAAGATACATGTTCAGTATGCCAGATGATAATTCTTTTGAGATGTTGTACGACAATCTCAGAGCACAAGAAACTATCTCATTCTGGTCAACTTCATTCATTCGTGGTGTCACTCTTGACAATGCGATTGTTATCGTTGATGAGTTTAGTAACTTAAACTTCCACGAACTTGATTCTATGGTCACTCGCATTGGTGAGGACTCTAAGATTATGTTCTGTGGTGATATCACACAGTCCGATTTGGTAAGAGAGAACGAGAGGACAGGAGTATCTGACTTCATTCGTATCCTTCAGAACATGCAAGAGTTTTCTTGTATTGAATTTGGCATTGATGATATTGTTCGTTCTGGTCTGGTTAAGTCGTACCTGATCGCAAAATACAATCTTGGTTTCTAATGCCGTTTAATTTTATTGATGTTAACCTCAAAGAACATGTTGAGGTTGAAGCAGTGAACCGTGATGGTACTCGATTTTATCCTATCCCTGGAGCAGATAAATATTATCCGAGTGTTACCTCAATCACATCGTTTAAAAACGCTGAGTTCTTCAAAAAATGGAGAGCTAGAATTGGTGAAAACGAGGCGAATCGCATCACCGCTCGTGCTACACAGCGCGGCACAGCATTCCATTCTATCACTGAAGATTATTTCAAAGGTGACTTAGATCTAAACAGATACTTGGAAAATAATCCATTATCTGTTAGAATGTTCCAGTTAGCAAAATCTACGTTGGATCGAATCGATAATGTACATTGTCTAGAGACCTTTCTCTATTCACATTATCTCGGTCTAGCAGGTCGAGTAGACTGTATTGCCGAATTCGATGGTGAATTGGCAGTGATCGATTTCAAAACCTCTACTAAAGATAAGAAAGAATCGTACATCGAGAACTATTTTGTTCAAGAGACTGCATATGCAGCGATGTTCTTTGAAAGGTCAGGGATTGAGGTAAAGAAAATTGTCACAATTATCGCCACTGAAGAAGGCTCTGTTCAAGTATTTGAGAAGTACAATCTTGATGACTATTTACAATTACTCAAGTCCTATATTGAAGAATTTGTTAGGGGAAGACATGCCTAAAGAGCAGATTGAGGACAAGTTCCTCACACCAACTAAATTCTCTTTGGAGATTGAGCGCTTGGTTAAAAAGAGCGATGGTTTAATTACATACATTGAAGCAGTGGTAACCTACTGCCAAGAGAATGATGTTGAACTTGAAACTGTTCCCAAGCTTATTAACAAACCGCTGAAAGAACGTCTGCGTCATGAGGCACAGCGTTTAAACTACATGAAACAATCATCTAAAGGAGTTCTACCACTGTGACTGGATTTGAAGTGTATAAAATGTATCTTGCATTGAAACAGCACTTCACTAAATCTGATTACGATTACTTCAAATATAGAGGTAAGGTCCGTGCTAATGAAAGTTCCTTTGAGCAAAGACGTGACCGTTATTTCTTTAAAAAATTAGCGACAAGGCATTCCGATAAAAGACTATTGGAATACTTTGTCGCTAATTTTATATCAGATCCTCAGGGATATCTAAGATCATTTAGTGAAGATATATACTCTGAGTGGAGGATACATCAAGAATCTTTCACTTATAAGTTTAAACAAGAGATCGATGTACTATTAGAAGATCTCAATACACCATACGAACAAACGTTTGAAACTATTTTCCATACCAAGCGTGGAGAACACCCCCATCTAATAAAACGGTACTTTGCTGGTGAAGTATCAATAGAAACACTCACTGTATTAGAACATTGTTTAGGGTATGTTAATGATCTTGATAAGAAGTTAACAGATCCCATGTGGAAGGACACTAGGATGCGAATTAAAAAATATGAACCGTTCCTTTCAATAGAATGTAAGAAATATAAAGGAGTCATTTTAGACGCTATCAAATTAAAACTATGAGTTTTTTCCAATCAGAACAAGTACAAGAGAATTTACAGGATATATTTAAAACTTATCAGCAGGTTGCAGCAGTCACATCTCAACTTGCTACTATGAATACGCAAGAGAAACTAGAACACATTGAAGATTGTAAGATCTTAATTGATAAGCAGAGAAATTTTTGTTTTAGATTAACTCTCGCTGCATCAGATGACCCTGAGGCGGCTGACATGAAGAGCAGGATCAATTCTTTGACCACTGCCTTTGGGTATAAAGACCTCATGGAGTGTCTAGATGCCATGCTTATGACACTTGACCAAGCTGCACAGAGGGAGCTTGACCAACCCTAAATAGTATGCTACGATAACCTAGTAGCAGACAAAACAAACTACACATTCAATACGGAGAATACTAACATGTCTTTTGCATCTCTCAAGAAAGCGTCGTCAGCAGGCAATACGTTTGCTAGATTGACCAAAGAGATCGAGAAACTTAACCAACCTACTGCTGGTGGTGGCGCTGATGAGCGTCTTTGGAAACCTGAACTGGACAAGTCTGGTAATGGTTATGCAGTAATCCGATTCCTCCCTGCTCCTGATGGCGAAGACATGCCTTGGGCGAAGATCTGGAGTCATGCTTTCAAGGGTCCTGGCGGACAGTGGTACATTGAGAACTCTCTCACCACTGTTGGTAAGGATGATCCTGTTGGCGAAATGAATCGCGAACTGTGGAACAGTGGTCGTGATAGCGATAAGGAGATCGCTCGTGCTCAGAAACGTAAACTCTCCTACTACAGCAACATCTATGTTGTAAGTGATCCTGCACACCCCGAGAACGAAGGTCGTGTGTTCCTCTACAAGTTTGGTAAGAAGATCTTTGACAAACTGGTTGAAGCAATGCAACCTGCATTTGCAGACGAGTCTCCTCTAGATCCTTTCAACTTCTGGAAAGGTGCTGACTTCAAACTGAAGATCCGTAAGGTTGATGGTTATTGGAACTATGATAAGTCTGAGTTTGCTGCACCTAGCACTCTTGGTAACTTTGATGATGACAAACTGGAATCTATTTGGAAAGAAGGATACTCTCTTGCAGAGTTTGAAGATGCTAAGAACTTCAAGTCCTATGAGGATCTGAAGAAGCGTCTTAACATGGTTCTTGGACTTACTTCTGCACCTGCACGTCGTGTTGATGAGTCCTTTGAGGATGAGTCTGAGGGTCGTGGTAATTTCAACTCTCCTGATATCATGGCATCTAATCAACCTGATTGGGCAGCAGAACTTAAGGACACTGCAAAGGCAGTTGCTTCCTCTCCTGTACAAGATGAAGATGACACCCTGTCCTACTTCGCACGTCTTGCTGAAGAAGAGTGATGAACGCTGTTCATGCTTGGAACTCCATGTCTTATGGCGAGGGGTTCCTCTTTTCGGTCTGGGTGGTCGGAATGTATTACATCAAACTTAGAATGGATAAGTATTTTCAATGAAACTAATTCCCTTAGCACTTCTACTTCTCGCTAGTCCTGCAATGGCAGGAGGACCTCGTGTCCCTTATCGTCAGACAGGTGATTACTCTAATCACCGTGCCTACAGTGACTATAATTCTAAAAGAGGATATGCTTCAGAGAATAAGTGTTACCGAAAAGAATATCGTGAAGAGTATATTCCTGGCAACTCAAGAACACCTGGATATGTTTCAACATACAAAGAACGAGTAGAAATTCCTTGTGATACCAGAAACCTTCCGCCCACCAATCAATCTGAAGTCGGCGGAACTGATGACAACTCCTGCATCGAAGGTTCTGTCCTTGGTGGCATCGGTGGTGCTGGTTTAGGTGCTGCTCTGTCCCGTGGAGACGGACGACTCTGGGCAATCCCTCTTGGCATTGTCGGTGGAGCACTGGCAGGATGTCAAGTGGATGGGGGTTAATTAAAACCCAAAACGAAATTCAACCTTAGATTCCCATAAAGTCGCAAAAAAATGCGCGGCAAAAAATGGGTCTCTAGGGTTTTTTAGTATCCACCGCCATAACTAGGCGAAGGTGACGGACTAGGCGAAGGTGATGGAGATGGACTAGGCGAAGGTGATGGACTGCTCGTAGTAACTGTAGTAGTGGCAGTTGCACCTGTTGATGCGTTGGTTGCAGTGACAGCCGTTGCTACACCCGCTACACTCGAAATAGAGGGACCATCATCAAATGTGACTACACCGCTGGAATTAGCTGTAGCAATACCGACACTAGAGTTATATGTAACTGAACCACTAGTATTCAAGAATCTAGAAGCAAGACTCAGAGGTGTTTTCTTATTACCATCTTCATCTAGTTCAGCATTAGGTTCATAAGCAACTAATTCTTCAAATTCTTCAATAACCATATCGGCTAATTGACCTGTAGGAATACGAACTTGTCTTTTATATTCATTTAAAGCATATTCATGCTCATAATTTGTTATCGGATAAATGCTCTCTTCAAAAGTTTTTGTAGTTCCATCTGGTAATATCACACGATAATCTGCAGTTACATTAATACCGCTCTTGATATAAACTGTACCATCATCAAGGATTATCTCATTAGTTTCATAATGATTGATACTATCTACATCATCATACTTAGTATTCACATAATTGATTAAATCCTCTTGTTCTAATGGCCATTGTTCATACACATCAGTAATATTGTTAACAAGAAGAATAACCCAATCTAATTTTGGATCTTTGAAATATTTGTATGCTAAAGAAGAAGGAGTCTCACCTGGTGAGACCTCATGTGCTTCAAACATCGTGATATATTGATCTAAGTCAGTTCTGGTATTAACCTTCCGAAATATATTTTTAGACAGTTTATATTTAAAGGTCTCGTTATCATCAACACCTTCTCCAATATATACATTTGGTAAAAATGAAAAATATCCTGCCATTGTTTAATATCCTTTTAATATGTCTTTTTGATCGATAAACCTGGTCTCTAAGAACGATAAACCAAGAGTTAATGCGGGAACTTGTAGTCCTAGTGGTTCATCCTCGCTACCACCAAGAGGGGCATACTTCAATGCATTATATTGTCCATCAGGAGTGTAATTAACACTTACACCACTACATACAGAAGTATGAAGTCTGAAGTGTAGATCATTTGAACCTTCTAATTTTCTTGAATCTGGATTCAATCGACAGAATTTGATATCAAATTTATCAGGAACTTCCATAAACCTGTTTGCATCATCACCAATAATAGGGGTAGCACCTTCCTTAAAGTACCTGACAATCTTTGCTATTTCATCTGCTTCCTTATCATCTCTTGCAAACATCTTAAATGAGAACTGGTGAGATCTAAATGTCATATTACTGAATAATTGTTCAGTATATGGATTAAAAACTTTACCTTTACTGATTTGCATCAACGTGTTTGAATCAATGCTTCCTGAAAGACCTAATGCACCACTAGCACTGTTGGCAATTTGAGCAACAGCACCAGCAGTAAATTCTGGAAGAGCAGCTCTTGCTGCTGCTTGAAGATCTGCAACAATCCTTGTTGTTCCACCTTGCTCTGTCAGATCATCCGCTCCAATGGCACCCGATGCAAACATACCACCAACACCTAAGTCTTTTGAGGTATATCCTGGATTGTATGAAGTTTGTAAACTTGGTGGCATTGCCAGATAAACCATCTGGGGATTGAACGTAAATTGAACGCTGTTATTGGGAAGATTCAATCCATAATAATTACTATTATTAGGTTTTTCGTTATAATTTACTCTCTTTCTTACAAATCTCACATAGTCGACAGACTCGGTTCTATTATCAGACAGACTATTTCCCGTACTAGAAGGAGCTCTCAATGGGTATCGTAGAGTTGACTGTGACAAGGTAACACCTAAATAATAGCGTGGTCTTTATATATTTATGCGATATTACCAAGGTACTTACCGTCCGAAATTTCCCAATAAGTACAAAGGCAATCCACATAACGTAACATATCGTTCGTCATGGGAATATAAGTTTATGCTTTGGTGTGATATGACACCAAGTATACAAGAGTGGAGCAGTGAGGAATGCGTAATCCCGTATAAATCACCTGTAGATAATAAATATCATAGGTACTTCGTCGATTTTTACATGAAAATCGATAACAGGAAGTATTTAGTAGAGGTTAAACCTGCAAAACAAACAAAGGAACCTAAAACTCAAAAACGAATGACCAAACGTTATATTAATGAAGTTGTGACCTGGAGTGTTAATCAAGCAAAGTGGAAAGCTGCCACTGAGTTTTGTTTAGACAGACAATGGGAATTCAAAATCATTACCGAGAAGGAACTCAAAGTCTAATGGCAATCTATAGACCCGAAAGTGCAAGATATAACTCTTTTCAAGAGTTCATGGCATTCTCTAAAAGAGATGATAACCATGTAAGCACTCCAAATTTATTTTCAGTAAGATTTAGCACACCTAGAATTCTCGCTCAGGGATACGGTAATGTTAGTAGCGATAGACTTACTGTTAAAGGAGATTTAGACTTACTTTTAGATTATTATGCGGATAGTGTACAGTTACCAAGTAAACAAATTACTACAGGTCAAGTACAAACTGTAGGATCACCATTCAAGTATGCTACAAATACGGCATTTAGTCAGATCAACATCAACTTCAAGATGCCTAGGTCTTTATATACCAGGTGTTTCTTTGAAAGATGGACACAATTGATGGCAACAGATTCTGAGCAATATACACAGTATTATAGTGATTATGTCTGTCCAGAGTTGTTGATTTATAAGTGGGAGAAGGGCAACGGTGATTATGTATATACTGATCCTAAAATGCTTCGAGCGTTGAGACAAGCAGGAAATGGAGCATTACTAGCTAGAAAATATACATTAACTGGATGTTACAGAATAGAAAATGTATTCCCTTATAATATTGGATCGATTCGACTTGATAATAATACCTCAAAGGTTATGACTATGCAGGTTGGATTCTATTTTGAGAGATATCGTTTCTATACAGAGAATAAATTCGATGATCCTGGTACTCAACGTGGTAGAACTCTTCCTACTAAGACAGATAACGTAACTGACAATACGACTAGTAGGAATAAAGAAGCATTTCCCCTACCGAAAACTAGCGTATTTGAAAATCTAAGTGGGAACGTTACTGATTCCATATTGGGTGGTTTATCATAACCCTCCTAAATAAAATTACTGAATGAATTATTATGTCATTACCTAAATTAAATGTACCTAAGTACAAATTGAAGTTGCCATCTGATGGTAAAACTGTTGTCAATTTTAGACCCTTTCTAGTAAAGGAAGAAAAGTTACTTTTGATTGCAACTGAAACTGGTGAGCAGTCTCAACTTTTGGATACGATCACAACAATCATCAAAGATTGTACAGATCTCGCAAATGTTGATAAATTAGCCACTTTTGATGTCGAGTATCTGTTCTTGCAGATCCGTACAAAATCCGTTGGTGAAACTGTTGATGTTAGCATTACCTGTCCAGATGATAGAGAGACTCAAGTACAAGTTTCTATTCCTCTAGATGAGATCAAAGTCGTAAGAGACAAAGCTCACAAAAAGGAATTGAAACTTTCTGATGAAATTATTGTAACTCTCGATTACCCTAGACTTGACACATTCGTTAAAATGAATTTTGCGGATGAGGGTCCTGGTGTTGATGATATATTTGAAATGGCAGCAGAATGTATGGCAACTATTGCCGACTCTGAACAAGTTTATGATTGTGCAGATTCCACCAAGGAAGAAAAACTAGAATTCCTAGATAACTTGAATAGCAAGCAATTTGCTATGTTCCAAGATTTCTTTGAAACTATGCCTAAGTTATCACATACAATTAGTGTTACTAATCCTAATACTAAGGTTGTCAGTGATGTAGTCCTTGAGGGATTGGCGAGTTTTTTCGCCTAGCCCTCCTGCATACTAATCTTCGGGCATACTTTGAGGGTAATTTTGCCCTCATGCACCATCATAAGTGGAATATTGAATATATTGACAATCTTATGCCATGGGAAAAGGAAATTTACGTTAACTTATTAGTTAATTTCCTCAAACAAGAAGAAAACCGAATGAAGGAGCAACGAGCAGCGAGTGGCTAAAATCCAAACAAATAAATTTATTGGTTCTGGGTCCATAAAGGGACGGTCACCCGTTGCTGAGGCTGTTAATACACATGTTAAAGCAACAAATAATTTAAACAAAACATTAGTAGGAATTTCATCCGTAGTAGAGGATCTTTATAAGATCGAACTAGGGTTTGTAAAAAATGAGAAACAACGCGCTCAGTCGGATAGAAGAAAAGCGCAGAGAGCACAAGATCAAAAAGCAGAAGATAGATTAGAAGAACGCGCAGCTAAAAAAGAAGGTAAAAAAGGTCTCAGTTCTAAACTAAAGAAGACTGCTAAAAAGGGGTTCATGGGTGCATTTGGTTGGTTAACCCAACTAATATCTCCTATTGCAACTTTTTTAGCAGCTATTGGTGGATTTGCTATCGCTTCAGAGGTAATGAAGTGGATTGGAGATCCAGAAAATGCTGAAAAATTAAAAGTTTTTTTAGATAAGGCATTATTTGTCTTTGACAAGTTATATGGGTGGATATCAGGATTTACCACCAATATTATAGATGGGTGGTCAGATTTATTTGCAGAAGATGGGGACTTTGGTACTAGATTATCAGGTCTAGGACAAATGATGACGGGTATCATTGGGTTGAAATACCTGATGAATCCATTCTCTCTTATTACAGATATATTAGGTCTTTTAGATATACTTGATAGGGACAAACCTGATAAGCCTCCCATCGATGGCAAACCTGACCCTGATGGCAAAAAACCTCGCGTAAAACCAGGAGAGATAGATCCAGCAACTGGCAAACCTCGCCCAAAAAGAACAGGTTTATTAGGTGCTCTTGATAGTGCAAGGGATCGTGCATCTAACCTAGGTGAAAGGTTTAGAACTTCAAAATTTAATCCTTTTGCTGATAATAGGTCTCGTTTAGACAGATATTATGATGATGCAACTGGTTACAAACCAAATGCACTTCAAAATCTTAGAGATAATGCTTCAAGAACTGGACGGGCAATTAGTGATGATGTAGCAGAAAGATTAACAAAGGTACAGATTAAAGGGAAACCTCTAACTGATGTTATTGCAGAAACTTCTGAGGCAACTCTCAGTGGTATGGGTCTTGATAAGGAAAGACGCCAAGCAATCAGATCATCATTGGATACTAGTTTAGAAAAATTAACTAAAAAGAAGAACAAAATACAAGGGGGTATCTTTAGCGGTTTACAAACACTTCAAAGAAATTTAACCTTCCAAGAGGGATCTACCTTTAGGAAAGGTGCAGCACGCGCTGGTCAGGAACTTACATTTGCAGAGGGTTCAACATCTCGAAAAGCTGCTTCAGCAACAGGTAAATTTCTAGGAGAACAAGGAACAAGATTTACTAATGCTATAAAGGCGCAGTACGGTAGATTTAATGATTGGGCAGGCAGTCTTCCTGATAAAGCAAGAAATGCTTTAATGGAGAGGATTTTAAAACCTATATTATCTGCTATAGAACCTGTCATGAACACCGTTAAGGGTGTTGGTGGTAAGATCACAGGTGCATTCGGTAAATTGGGTTTTGTTCCTAAAATTCTAGAAGCATTAAAGAAAAAAGGCATTTCGGGTTTTACCGACATTAAAGGTGCAGCTAAAGAACTAGGACCTACAATATGGCCAATTATTGGTAGTGTATTCAGTTTAATTTCTGGTTATGATCGTTTAACAAACCAGGATCCAACTGGTGCCCTGATGGATACGGTATCAGGTCTTTTTGAATTATCTGTAGCACCTCCTCCTGTTGGTTTTGCTTTTCTTCCTGGTAGCGGCATTTCAACATTCATTGATATTGCAATGCTAGGTAGAGACTTAGCAGGTGCTCTCTTCCCAGATTTTGATCCGAGAACTGAGGAAGACAAACTTATTAATAATTTAGGTCTAGGTAGTGCACAGACATTTGTAAAGAGTGTTGGGGCAAAACTACCTAAATTGAGTGCTCTCACTAAAATCTTTGGTGAGGCAGAGAAAGAAGGACCTAAAAGAGAAGATTTTAAAGACGGTGATGACGGAGATAAAGATTTTGAGGAAGCAAAACAGGCATGGTTAGTAACTCAACCCGATGGCAAGGAAGAGGAGATAAATGCTGACGCTCAAGCATCAGCACTTGGTGGTCCTATTAGAGAACCTCAAGAGTTATTCTTAGGTGGTGTTGTAAAAGGTATTGGTAAAGCAATTGGTAGTGTAGGTAAAACTGTTAGTAATGTACTCAGTAATCCTATTGTTTCCACTGGGTTATCATTGATTCCTGGTGCTGCTCCAATTGTAGGAGCAGTAAGTGGTATTGCCAATCTAGCTGCTGGTGGGAACCCCCTAGGAGCGATCATGTCAGGCGTTAGCATGATTCCTGGAGTTGGGCAAGCGATGGGTGGTTTTGGTGATTTTATGGGAAAAGCCGCTGGAATCATTAATAGTCCGCTCGGACAGGCAGGAACGAGTTTACTTCAGGGTAATTTTATGGGTGCTGCAAGTTCAGCATTGGGTATGCTTGGAGGACCATTAGCTGGTATTGGACAATCACTATTAGGTGGTAATTTTGGCGGTGCTATTTCTTCTGGATTGGGAATGGTCAATCCTATGCTTGGACAAATGGCAGGCAGTATATTATCTGGTGGATTCCAACCAATGAATATAATTTCAAATGTGGCAGATAGTTTTGGGTTATCTGGTGTTATGCAGGCAGTTACTGGTCTGGCAGGTGGAGATCCAACTTCAGCAATTAAAGCGATTGGTTCAGAACTTGGAGTAGATCCAAAAATTCTTGGAGCAGTCGATAAGGTTTCTACTAAAGCATTAGGTGAAAAAGGTATATCTGCAAAGTATGCTATGCAGCAAGCGTTAGAGTTTGTACCTATTCCTGTAGTTCTTGAAAAAGTTGTTCCTATGTTGCAAGCAGTTCCCATAAATATAACACAGACGAAAGTAGTTCAAGCAACCGAATCTGTTTTAGGTTCTTTCTAATTAAATGGCAAAAGTAAAGAAAGGTGCAAAAATTGATTTCTATAAGTTTGTGGCGATCACTCGCCCAAGCTCAGAGAAACAAATGTCTTCGGATGCTAAGGAGACTATAACTGCTGTTAATTCTCAGATAGAAGCAACTAATCGTCTGGGAAAAACATTAAATTCGATTGGCAAAACTCTTGTTGATATTAAGAAACTTCAACTTTCTAGATTAACATTAGCACAGAAAAATAGTAATAAATTTGACGCTAGATATTCAACACCAAGTAAAAGCACATCTTCAGGATTTATAAAATCTTTCCGTGCAGCTAAAATTCCTGGTTTCTTAGAAAGTTTATTAGGTCTTTTAGGAGGATTATTTAAGTTATTCATTGTTGTACCTGCACTTAAATGGTTAGGGGATCCAAAGAATCAAAAGAAAGTTAAGAAACTTGTAGATACTTTAGTCACGGTTGCGAAATTTATATTTGATGTTGCTAAATTTGGTGTAGTTAACACCATCGAAGGTTTATACAAATTATTTGATGATGAGACTAGTTGGTTAGATAAGATGGGAGGATTCCTGCAAGCAGCAGCAGGACTCGGAACATTATTACTTGGTATTCGTTGGTTATCTAATCCACTAAAACTTGTTACTGACTTTGGTGGCGTTCTAAAGTTCCTTGCTTTTAATCTAAACAGAGCTAGGACAGGAATGCTAGCGCGTGCGAAGACAAAGGGTTTTGGAAAGGCAGCTCTCCTTTTAACCACCGTGGCAGTGGCAGGTGCAGGAATGCGCGTTGGCGCAGGTGAGGGAGAAAATAAATCCCAAGATGATCCAGAAAAGAAATCCCAAGATGATCCAGAAAAGAAATCCAAAGATGAGGGAGAAAAGAAATCCAAAGATGATCCAGAAAAGAAATCCCAAGGAGGTTTAGTACAGAGTCTTCCAAGCAGATCACAAGGAGGATATATTAATGGACCTCAGTCAGGATACCCAGTATCACTGGATGGAGGAAAATCAACTTCGTTCATCGGACATGGACGTGAATATGTTGCTAGAAAGGCAAATGGGGGAGCTTTCGTCGTTCCTCTTAATACTCCTGGAACAAAAACACAACCCCACTTAACTAGTAAGAGACTTGGTGAAGCAAAGAGTCAGGGATATAAAGTTCCTAATGCTATGAGACAGGAATATCCTGTTGGTAGATCTTTAGGTGGGAAACTTCCTCAATTCTCTCAAGGTGGCGCTTATCTTAATAAAGTCAAAGCAAATGATGGTACTTCGGGTGATAATGCAAATAAGCAAATCTTCTTACATTGGAGTGGTGGTCATAGAAGTAATACTGAGTTCCATAATGGTAATGGATACCATACCTTTATTCCTGCATCTGGTCAACCAGTTCGTAAAGCAAGGTTTGGACAAAAGGGAAGACCCTATCACACTTATGGTCAAAACCAAGCAACGTCTGCTGCTATTGCCGTTTCTGGTATGAATGGTTTTGGTAGTGAGAGTGCTTCAAGTTGGGGTGCTCAGGCAATTACACCAAACCAATATAAAGGTATGGCAAAAGAGGCAGCAGGACTTGCTACTGCCTGGGGATGGAAACCATCAGATATTACTGATAAGAGAGTAAGAACTCACTACGAAGACTATAGAGACCGTCCAGATTGGTATCTCCGCTCAGAACCTTCACATTATCGTTGGGATTTGAATAGATTGTATGCAGGTGATCCCGAGAATAGTGGTCCTGGAAAGATCCGTAAGATGATCAAGCAGCAAATGTCATCTTTTGGTGCAAAACCAACAAAGACTGAGGATCCGACTAGAGATGGATCTGATAATAGAAATACAGCACCATGGAATCCTGGATTGGGGGTATTGGATGCTGTAACAGGAAATCTGTTTGACTTTGATGGTGCTGGTAAAAAGACTCCACCACAGCCACCATCTAGTACGTCAGATCCTTCTAAGAAACCAAGAGAGAAAGCTAAAGTAGAAAAGAAAGGAACCCGAGGATCACCTTTCTGGACTCTTGCTGCTGTCGCTGGAACAGAAGATGGTGATCCTCAAGCATGGGCAGACGTTGCACAATCTGTATATAACAGATCCAAGTCTGGAAAGTACAGTTCAAGAGATATTAGAAAACTTCTATTATCTAAGGATCAATATGAACCTACTTGGAAGTTCCCCAAGTATGGCAGAAAAGGCGTACCAAATCCAGAGTGGCATAACATCACTGATGCTGCATCTGCAGCTTTGGCATCAGGAACAAATGTCACTTATATGGAGAAAGTTGCCAAAGCACTAGAAAATAAAACATTACAGCAAAATGCTGCTAAATTTGTTGGTGGTAGAACCGACTTTATGGGTGGTAATGAAATAGCAAACTTTGAGGATGGTGATGTTAGAAGAAAGGAAAACATGCCAAACAACTTCTTTGGTTGGTTTGTTGGACCTGGTTCTAAAGCTTATAAAAAGACAAATCCTACGGCAGCAGGTATTCCTGATATGACAGGTACTACAAGTGGCACACCTCCTGCTACTTCTATAACAGATGATATTTCTGGACTAGATACAACATCAGATGCTGCAACTGGTGCTTCTGCTGCTGAGGGTGAACAGACAAGACCATACGTCTCAGCGTTTAGAACTCCAGCATCCGACTCAAGGGATGTTAGAACCCGTCGTGGGATGAAAGCAGAAGATGGTAATTACTCAAGCGTTATGTCTAGTACAGGACAAAGAGATTTATTAAAACAAACTGAAAAGAGAAATGCTGCTCGTACAGAAATAAATGATAGGTCACAAGCAATGATTCAAACCGCAATTGAAGCAGTTTCACAAGCAAATGGTAGTAATCAAGAAAAAATCGCTGCTGCTGCTCGTTCTGTTCAGCAAATGATGGCAGCAGCAAGAGCGGCATCTTCACAACCTGCAACAACTATGATTCCTAGTTCAACCACTGGTGGTGGTAGTTTTGGCGGTGGTGGTGGTTCTGGTGGTGGTGCAGGCAGTGCAGGCAGTGGTAGATCTACAGCAGCAAAACTGGGATCTGCAATTAACGCAGTAGGTAGGATTTTCTCATGACATTAAAACAAGAACAAGTAGGTGAAGTTGTTTACAAGGTCTTTGTCTTTAGAGATGGTAAAATAGTTACTAATGATGATGGACAATCTAATATTGCGGAATTTGTCAGAGGTATTGAAATATTAGAAAGCATTACTACTGCATCGATTGAAGCAACTATGGTTATTCAAGATTCTGCTGGTTTCTTAGGTGCAATGACAGGATCTGAATTATTTAAAATTCAATGTATTGCCACGAATATTGATAGAACTTATTATGTCCGTGCATATGCAATGGAGTCAAGATCCAGATCAAAGCAACAACAAGATATGTTTGTCATCAGAGCATGTTCTGATGAGTTTATTAAGAATGAAGTGACAAATGTATTTGGAAATAGTAATACGATTTTTGCAGGGGAAGGTGAGGCATCGGCAATTATTAAACAAATTCTTACAGATAAAAGATATTTGAAGTCTAAGAAGAAATTCTTTAGTGAAACAACTTTAAACAAACAACAATTTATTGCTACAAATTGGAGACCATATGATGCAATTTACTGGGTAGCACAGAGAGCAGTCAGAAAATCTAGAAAGGGTGGCAGCTTACAAAATGGTTTCTGTTTCTGGGAAAATGCATTAGGTTTTCATTTTAAATCTATTGATACGATGATTTCGGATGTCAATAAACAGAAGGACAATGGTCAGTCAAACTACTCTAAAAATGATATTAAACTTTATAAGTATGTTTACTCACCTAAGAGCACTGATGAAGGTGGTTCTGATTCATATAAGATTCAAAGTTTAGTATTTCCAGATGAAAGAAACTTTTTAATGGGTTTAAGACATGGTGAATGGTCTGGTTTTAGTGTTGGATTTGATCCTGTAACAGTTTCCAATTCTGTCATGGGTGGTAGTAAAGATCTTAATGTTGATGCATTTCGATATAGTCTTAAGGATTCTTGGAATAAAATGGAACACCTAGATGGTAAGAAGGCAAAAAATCCTATCAAATCTATGGATACGGGTATTCAGGCAATGATTGATTATCCAAAGAGAGTTCGTTATACGATGCTGCCTGCTCAAAATTTTGATGCTGAAAATAAAGATAATCCACAATCAACTTACTCAGAACTTATAGAACTTCAGTCATATCAATGGATGCGTATTGCATCACTTAAAAATATCAAATTGATCGTCAAAATTCCTGGCAACTTTGATCTATATGCTGGTTCTGGAATTAGTATTACAATTCCTGCTACTTTTAGAGACGGAGATAAAACACCTGTAGATAAAAGATACAGTGGACGCTACCTAATTGCCTCTGTAAAGCACGATATGGTAGATCAAAAACTATCGACAGAACTTTTGTTACTGAGAGACGCAGTTATCTAACACTTGACAGAGTGGGTAATTCAATGTACAATAACACTGTAAGGGTTCAAAGACAACTTTTAGAGCTCTTTCATAAATAAAACTACAAAGCACAATTGTTACATATGGAAAGTATTGAAAAGCATATCGAGAAAGACAGGGAAATTCTGGATAATCCTATGACTTCTCCTAATCAACGCCGTCACATTGAGGGCGAACTTCATGAATTAGAAGAGTATGCTGAGCATCATAAAAAAGAGATTGAAGCAGGAGACCATCACGATCCTAGTTACATAGAACTATTTTGTGATCAAAATCCTTCAGAACCAGAGTGTTTGGTATATGAAGATTGATGATTATATTTTAGGACATTGGTCAAATAAATTTCAAGCACAATCTGCTCCTCACCATTTTTCTACAGTAGAGATAGTATGGGAGAAAGTAGATGGAGGATATCATTCAAAAAATTATTTCAGGTCTGATGGTCCTGACAAACCTTATAGAGAAAGGTATCATAAAACTATTACCGTATCAGACACAGAAGTTCGTTTTGAGAACTATGACTTAGACTGGACAAGATGCGAAAACTGTGATATGATATTTAAGTTCGATGATAATATCTGGCATGGAAAATTGATTGGCGATCTATGCACAGGTGTTAGAGGGCATAAAGTTATATCTGAGATCCACCTCTATGGAGACAAACTACATAGTAAAGATCAAGGATATAACACGGAGGGTGAAATGATGTGGGGTTCAGAATGCCTTTACAAATTCATCCGACAGGGAGAATAACTCAGCGGTAGAGTGGCTCGTTTACACCGAGTTTGTCGGGGGTTCGATCCCCTCTTTTCCCATAGTTGTTATTAACAACTTCAAACTTAAATGAGAATGAATTATGAAACGACTTCGTAATGTTATTGCGGCAGGTCTTATGTTGGGCATGACGTGTGGAATGAGTGTAAATGCTGAATCGAATAAAATTAGGAGTTGGAAAACAAATCATTCTATGGGGTGTATGCTGCTCCGTGAATGTAAAGAAGATGTAGAAGAAGTGTTTTCTCTATTGGATATCTCTGGACAGTATCCTAATACCGAAGAATATACCAAACACAGTCCTGAATTCAATTCGATGTTGGTGACATTGAATCAGATCGGTGTCAAAGTATTCCTTGCTGATGAGAAGTATTTCCCTGTAGGACATCGTGGTGTTTATCATACAGTAACTAATAACTTCTATTTGAATAGGGATCATATGGGTGATCCTGGTGTATTGATGATGTTGATGCGTCACGAAGGTTGGCATGCTGCACAAGATTGTATGGCAGGCACCATTGATAATAGTATGATTGCTATTATCAAACCTGAGGATGAAGTTCCTATGCTGTGGAGAGTCCTAGCAGAACGTACTTATCCTAAGTCTGCTGTGCCATGGGAAGCAGAAGCACAATGGGCAGGTCGTACAGATGGTATGACACAAGCAGCACTTGAATCCTGTGCTCGTGGTAGCATGTGGAGTGATTATGAACCCACCCCTAAAACTGGAGAGTGGTTGAGGAGAAATGGTTTTATTCAGTAAGAATGCTTACCAATTGGTGAAGAAAATAACATGGGATGATGTCATCAAAAAGATGGAAAATGAGTTTGAACTTGAAACTTGTGTATCCTATGTTAACTCTACAAGCGCACCAACAATCATCTTACATAATGAAAACCAACCAAAGAGTATATTTGATGCAGTAAAAGAAATCGAGAAAGATTGGGTAACAAATAGTTGCCATGTATATACCTCGTTTGCTAAATCTGCTCTTACCTTTGGAAGACATAACGATAACGTAAATGTTTTAATTGTTGGTGCTATTGGAAAAGTCTCTTATAAATTTGATGATGGTTCTACATATCTCGTAGAACCTGGTGATAGTTTATACATTCCAGCAGGAGAATATCATGATCCAATAGTTCATTCTGCTAGAGCAACGCTGAGTATATCAACTCCATCACTTCCCCCACTTCAAACATAATGAGTAACGCAAGAGACTACCTGTTCAAAGTTCCTTTTAGGCAATACAGTATGCCTAATTGGGAAGCAAATAAGAAAAAAATCTTAGAGACTTTACCAATCAATTCATACACCGATTTTTATGAAAATAAAAAGAACGGTCTTCCTTTTTACATTGATGTTGTAGGAGGTATAATTGATGAGGCAATGTCAGATTTCAAAAACACATATCCACCAGGTGTGATGATCACTTCTATGTGGTATGAGAGATCTAAGAAGGGAGATTACCATGGACCCCATAATCATGGTGCAACAGGATTCTCTGCTATACTGTATGTTCAATACAATGGTGCAGATCATGAACCAACTAAGTTTCATTCACCATTTCTAGATGCTGCAACAGGTGAAAACATGAAGTATCAACCTGTTGTTAGAGAGGGAGATCTATTAGTATTCCCCTCTTATATTTTACATGAGGCACCTATTAATAATAGCGATACTGATAGAACTATCGTGTCATTTAATATTATGGGTGAAGACGTGGCAAAGGCATGGAAAGCAGGATTCCTCAATGCTAAAAAATAGAGAAATATTTAAAATTCCATATTCGCATTATAGTATCGATAACTGGGAAGAAAAGAAATCTAAAATTCTAGACCAGTTAGATGATAAGTTTACTGATTATGGTGACTATGAACTACCACCATATGAAAGTATAGTAAGACAAAATATTTCTAATGAACTGATAGATTTTAGTTCATATCTAGATTTTCCTCTAGCTATTATGTGTATGTGGTATGAGAGATCTAAAAGATCACATCGTCATCCTGTTCATAATCATGGAGGAGCAGGATTTTCTGCAGTGATGTATGTTGAATTTAATCCTGAAGTTCATGAATCTACAGTGCTCTATAGTCCATATGGAAATCCTTTTACTGGTGCTTTGATGTCATATAGACCTGATGTAAAGGAAGGTGATATTATATTTTTCCCATCATCATTCCTACATGAAGCACGACCTAATGAATCTGATGAGGTCAGAACTATCATCTCATTCAATATGTTTGATACTCAATTGTTATTTGCTAAAAAACATGAATTGTTTGGTGATGCAGCAGATGAAGCAGTAAAGAGAATTGCTGAGAGAGCATACGATCATACCCCAAACTACGATAAATAAAGAAAAACTCAAAACGAAATGAGCACCATTGACGGCATTATTAATGAACCTACCGTAAATTTCGTCGGTAAAGATGGATTTTTCTGGTGGGTTGGTGAGGTTGAAAGTAATAAAGACCCGATGACTCTAGGACGAGTTAAAGTCCGAGTTTTAGGGTATTATACTAATGTGAGAGGAGAAACTACCTCTAATCTGCCTACGGATGATCTTCCTTGGGCGACTGTGTTACAACACACATGTCAACCAGGTAATGATAACCAAGGTGAAAGTTCTGGACAGTTGCAACCAGGTGCAATTGTTATGGGATTCTTTATGGATGGTGAGAATGCTCAGATGCCAATTGTTATTGGTGTTCTGCGTGTTAAGAAATCTTCTGAGACTAGAGATGAGAAGACTTTTGCTTTTACTGGTGAAGCAATGGAACCTGGTGTTGCACCTAATCCTGCAACTACACACCCTATGAATCCTAATGCCACCATGGCAACTACAAAGGAAACAGGGTATAGAAGACCATCAGATGATAATACTGTTGCGTTACCTAACAATCCCAAATCGGATGTTGGTGGTAAATCATCTCCTAACAATGTCTCAACTAAACTAGCTGGTAGTTCGGGCAATCCTGGAAAACCTAGACAACCAAAGGACCCAATTCCTGCTGCAAATGGTGTTGGTGGTCCTTGGAAAACATTGGAATATAAACTAGGATATCTCTTAGAAGATCTTGCTGATCATGCAGGATCATTAATGAAAGCAGAAGATGGTGACTACTTAGATATTGTCACTGGTAAACTTGTCTCTGCTAAAGCACTGACTGCAAAACTTCAAAACTTTTTAAGTGCAGTATTTACTCAGGTTGTTTCTGCTGTTAGGGCGCAAATATCTGCCCTTACAGAATCTTTGAACCTAGTTGAAATTCTTGGTGGTGCTACTGGCGTTCCAATGTTAGTTTTTGGTATTATTCAGACAGCAGTAGCAGCACTTCTTAAGGCACTTTGCATGGAAGACTCTAAGTTGATGCAATTTGTTCAGTCACCTGTCAATACAATTTTAGGTCTTCTTGATGGTCTTCTTGATGGTTTGATTGATAAGGCAGCATTTGTTCTTCAAGGTGTTCAGGGCGCTATTGATGGTGTTGTATGTGAAGTTCAGGCAATGCTTGATAGACTTCTACAAGTTGTTGATACTGTAAAGACTATTGTTGATAGCGTACAGCAAGCAAAAGAAATCATTGAGGCATGGCAATCTGCTAGTGGTATTTTTGAAGAGGGAACTGATCTTTTCAAGAAAGGTATTACCAGTCTTACTGGATTGATTGCACTGTTCATCAAATTTGCTAGTGGGGGTTGTAATCGAACACCTGATGGTGGTGTGGATACAGTTGGTTGGTATCCTTTATTTGGTATCACTCATTGTACTCCAGAAGAATTGGAGGAAATTAATAAAATTAGAGGTAAGAGTAGATCTGAATGTGGTGAGGATGGACCAGGTAGTCTCTTAGATAGTGTTTTTAAAGAAACTAGTCCTTACTTAACTGCTGCTAAAACATTCATCGATGGTTCATATGAGATGTATGTTGGAACACCTGGTAGAACTGCAAGTGTGCAAAAAGCTGCTAGTGGTACAACACGACATTCATATAATCTCAATCAGAATCAGTATGCTGAATATGTTGCTAGAAAAACAATTGCAGAAAAACATCCTAATGCAACCCCAGAAGAAATTGAAAAAAAGGTTGCATCATATTCTAAATCTCAAAACAAATCAGGAGGCAAAGGTCAAGGTGATAACGGTTCCTTAATTGCTGATCATACTTCATATGCTGGTAATTATACAGAAGAAACTCATGGTGATAACTGTAGAACCATTGATGGTGATAATGCAATTAATATTGAGGGAGACTACTTCTTAAAGATTACTGGTGATTGTCACATTGAAGTTGGTGGAGGATTCTTCTTTGGTGCTGAAGGTGCCCCTAAAATTGTTGATAATAAAGGAGAGAGTAAGAATACTAAAATTCAGAAACATACAGTCAGATTTGGTTCTGACGTTGATATCTCAACTGTTGGTGCTGCTCTCGCAATTCAAGGTTCTGAGTTTAATGTTGGATCTGTTTCTTCTAAATTTACTAGTAGTATTTTTGAAGCAAGTTCTGGAAGTGTTAACATATCGGGAGGAGAGACAATCATCAGTGGTGACAACTCAATTGAACTTGTTACACCACACTTAGTTGAGATGATTAACTTTCCACCATCAGGACTTCAACTTGGTTTGTCGGGTATTCGTAGATTTGTTGG